TTTCAATAGTTACTTGGACATCAGCAGGTTCAACAAATGTAGGGCATGGTTTAGGAGTAGCCCCAAATTTAATAATAATAAAAGCACGAAACGGTGCAGAAAACTGGTTAGTAGGTTCTGATGGAATAGGTTGGAGTAAAAGAATGAAACTTAATTCAGATGATGGAAGTGCTAATAGTTCAGCTTTTGGACAAGCACCGACAAGTTCAATATTTTATTGTTACCCCGCAAATGCAAGTTATAATTATGTTGCTTATTGTTTTGCTGAAAAACAAGGCTACAGCAAGTTTGGTTCCTATACAGGTAATGGTAATGCAGACGGAGCATTTGTATATACTGGTTTTAAGCCCGCTTGGATAATGACAAAAAGAACAGATGCTACAGGGGCATGGAACATTCAAGACTTAAAAAGAAGTCCAATTAATGTTCAAGATAATTTTTTACAATCTAATGATGCTGATGCTGAGGCTAGTGCTGGAGGAACAGGAATATGGGATTCTTTATCAAATGGATTTAAATTAAGACAGAATTTATCATCTACAAATAATAGTGGAAGTAATTACATCTACATGGCCTTTGCAGAAAATCCTCTGGTAGCAACGAACGGAGTGCCTACAACGGCTAGATAATATGTCAGAAATAAAAGTAAATACCCTTAAAAAATATGATGGTTCTACCATCACGATTGGTGAGGGTGGTGACACGGTTACAATAACACCAGGTATTGTTGCTACAACATTAACATCAGGAACTATTCCTGACGCTAGGTTTCCATCTACTTTACCTGCTATATCAGGAGCAAATCTAACAAACTTACCTGTAGAAACAAAGCCAACTATCACAGCTATTTTACCAACTGTTATTAATAACAATGCTAATAATGTTGTTATAACAGGAACTAACTTTGTATCTATTCCAACTGTTGATGCAATCTCAACAACAGGTGCTATTACAGTAGCTAATACTGTTGCTTTTACTAGTGCTACATCTATTACAGCTAACTTTACTTTACCTACAGACGGAACTTATTATATTCGTATAGAAAATAATGATGGTAATGCAGTAAGATCTTCTGCTGCTTTACTTACCGTATCAGATGATCCTGTTTGGTCTACAGGTTCTGGTTCTCTTGGAACTATTGCAGGAAACTTTTCAGGTACCGTAGCTACGATTGCTGCTACTGGAGACACTGTTACTTTTTCAGAAACAACAAATGTTTTAACAAATGGATCGCAAGCAAACTGCTCGCTAAATTCAAATACGGGTGCTATAACTACAAGTGATTTTGGTGGATCGTCTACGACTCCAACAACCTACAACTTTACTCTTCGTGCAACAGATGCACAAGGGCAAACAGCGGACCGTGCTTTTTCACTAACATCAGTATTTGCAATAGCTAACTCAGGAAGGTTTGATTAATGGCTACATATTTAAATGCTCCGTCAGGTAGATTTGGAACACCTACTAATGCAAAAAAATACACCATATCAACATGGATAAAACCAGCGGTTGAAGGTAATGACACTAATAATTTTTTCAATTATAATTATGGATCAGGTAAGCAAGCAATTAGTATTCAAATAAGAAATAATGATCAAACTTTAAGAATAAATCAATATGTGCCAGGTACAGATACCTACGACATAAGAACAAACAAAGTTTTTAGAGATCCTTCTGCTTGGTACCACATCGTAATTAAATATGATAGCACTCAATCAACAGCTTCTGATAGAGTAAAAATATATGTTAATGGAGAAAATCAAACAAGTTTAGCTGCAAGCAGTTATCCAGGTCAAAATGTAGATAGCTTTATTGCGGATACTCCTAATAATAATAAAGGCATAAATATTGGTGGTCAATGGGACGGATCAGGAAACGCTAGTGCTAATTCATATTTTTTAGGATATATGGCACAGTTTATATACACTGATGGTTACGCTTACGATGCATCTACTTTTGGTTCAACAAATGCTAATAGTATTTGGGTACCTAATTCAAGCCCTTCGGTTACATATGGAACTAATGGTTTTAAATTAGATTTTGCAGGAACAGGAACTACTGCAAATGCAAGTGGTTTTGGTGCAGATACTTCAGGAAACAATAATCATTTTACAGCAACTGCTGTAGGTACAGACGCAAATACTAAAGATTCTCCTCAAAATAATTTTTGTACTATGAATTCTGTAGCTATAAATAAATTTAATCAACCTGGTTTAAGTAGAGGTAATTTATCAATTTTTGATACTAACAATGGAAATTGGCGTATTGCTGGAGCCACACATGGATTTACTTCAGGTAAATGGTATTGGGAGACAAAATATTCAGGAGCTAATTCTTTAATGGTTGGAATCGCAGATGTTAATAATTACATATTTAGTAGAACCTATGCCACAGGAGGAGATGCTTATCCTGGAAGATATTCAGGTAGTCAAAGTTTTGGATACAGAAATAATGGAACAATTTATCATAATGGAAATACTACCTCTGGTAAAACATCTTGGGACAACAATGGCGATTTTTTAGGTATAGCTCTTGATATGGATAACAAAGCTCTATATGCTCATGTAAATGGAACTTATGTAGATTCAGGAAATCCAACAAGTGGAGCTAGTAGAACAGGTTCATTATTTAATTTTACACCTACTCATTTTGTAACACCAGCTTTTGCTGTTTCTGCAGCAGGATATAATGGAGGTTATGTTAATTTTGGTAATCCTATTACTGATGGAGGTATTACTAATAATAATAGTGATGCTAATGGATACGGAAAATTTCAATATGCGGTACCATCAGGGTATTATGCAATATGTAGTAAAAACCTTGGAACATACGGATAAGATATGGCATACACAACAATAAATAAATCAGAAGATTATTTTAAACCTGTATTATACACGGGAACTCATTCAAGTGTTCCGACTGTAACAGTAGGTTTTAAATCAGATTTTTTATGGTTAAAAAGTAGAACTCAAACTTATGATCATAATCTTCTTGATACGACAAGAGGTGGGACTAAAAAAGTTTCTAGTAATAATAATAATGCTGAAAGCACAACTGGAGATAGTGTTACTTTTAATGCAACAACTTTTCAACCAAGTGGACAAGCTATAAACGAATCAGGTCAAGGGGCTGATAATATGATTTCTTGGAATTGGAAATCTAATGGAGGTACTACTGCTTCAAACAGTAGTGGTTCAGTTACTTCTACAGTACAAGCTAACACAACTGCTGGATTTAGTATTGTTACATATACAGCTACAGGCAGTGGAGATATTACAGTAGGACACGGTTTAGGAGTAGCTCCTGAACTTATTTTAACAAAAACAAGAAGTGTTTCTTACGATTGGAGAGTTTTTGCTGGATCTAATGCTACTGGTGGTGAAGCTGGAGCAGGTAAGTCATTACAATTAGATGGTAATGGAGCAATAGCATCTAATAATTCTTATCCCTCTCCTGCGCCTACCTCAACTGTAATGACTATGGGTCGTGGAAGTGATGATAATAATAACTATGCGAATGGTCAAACATTAGTGTCTTATTGTTTTAGATCAATACCAGGTTATAGTATAATAGGTAGTTATCAAGCTAACGGTGGATCAAATGGTGTCTTTGTTTTTACAGGGTTTAAACCAGCTTTTCTTATTGTAAAAAGAACAAACAGTTCTGATAATTGGTTTATGTTAGACACCGCAAGAAATATAAACAATCCTGTAAACAGTTATATTATGCCTAATTCAAGTAGTGCTGAAGATTCAAATAATTCAACTGTTAACATTGATTTTCTTTCTAATGGATTTAAAGTAAGAGGATCTTCAAGTGCTATTAACACTGATGGTTCTCAATATTTATATTTAGCTTTCGCTTCTAGCCCTTTTGTAACCTCGGACGGCGTTCCCACAACAGCGAGATAGCGCATGACGTTAGGGATCCTAGCATTTGCAGAAGGTCCAATATCGTCTCTTGGTAAACAAGATGCGGTAGCGGTTGTTACAGGACAAGATATTGGTTCTCTTACCACTGGAACAGTTGTTGCTTCATGGAGCCAAACTATAGCCGTTAGCGGTAATCCTTTTAATATTGTACAAGGAACTGAATCTGTAATTGCGGATACTATTGTTTCAGTAACCGGTGAAGATATAAATTCTACCGTTGCTAATGTAACTCTTGATATTATATCTAATCCTACTGTTGTAGTAACAGGACAGGACATTGGTACAGTTTCAATTGGAACTTATGGAGTTACAGCTGGTGGTCAAGTTTCTATTGATGCTTCTTCCGAACCAGACTTAGATATATTTATAAATGATGTATCTGTTACAGCTGATGCCAATGTATCTGTTACCGGTCAAAGTATTGGTGGTCTTACTACAGGAACATCTATTATTGACGCAGTAACCCTGGTCCCTGTCTCAACTAACATTGTTCAAACATTTATATCTGATGTTACAGTAGAAGCTACTGGAGAAATTGAAGTTACCGGTCAAAGTATTGGTACTTTAACAACAGGAAATGTTTCTGTAGTAGCTAACTCAACAGCTTTACCAACCGGTAATATTATATCAAGTGCTTTAGATAGTGTTACTTTAATACAAGATAGTACTCCAGTTGTTACAGGATTAACAACTGCGATAGCTTTATCTAATTCTACTGCTGTTTTTGCATGGGCAGAAGTAGATGACTCAGAGACATCTACTTGGAATGAAGTAAATGATTCAGAAACTTCAACATGGACAGAGGTAGATGATTCTGATACAATAACTTGGCAGGACGCAGCATAGGAAAATTATGGCATCAACTTATTCGGCATTATTAAATTTAGAACTTATAGGATCAGGAGAACAAGCTAATGCTTGGGGTAATACTACTAATAATAACCTACAGTATGGCTTAGAATATTCTATTGCAGGCGTATATACAAAGAACTTATCAGCAGCTTCTAGTCCTTACACATTAACCTCAGCTCAAAGTATTAGTGCTACACAAGCTGATAATGAATCAAGACAAGCTGCTATTATATTTACAGGACACTCTTCAAATTTTATTATTCAATTTCAAGCTACTCAAAAAACTTATTTTTTAAGAAACAATAATGCTTCTTTTACTATTACAGCTAGATTAGGTGCAGCAGGTAACACTTATGTTATTCAACCTAGTACTAGTGTATTCTTAGCTACTGATGGGACTAACTGGTTTGTTCTTCAAACATCAGGAACAGATTGGGTAACAAAAACAGGAAACTATACAGCATTTCCTGGTGATAAAATTTTTGTTAATACTTCGTCTCAAGTAATTACAATTACTTTACCAGCATCTCCAATATCAGGAGATGAAATTCGTATTATAGATTTAGCTAGTACTTTTGATACAAACAATTTAACTGTTGCAAGAAATGGTAATAAAATAAATGGAGCGACAACAGATTTAACCGTAGCTACTGAAGATGCTGCATTTTCTTTAGTATATGCAGGAGCTACATATGGATGGAAACTAACGGAGAAATAATATGCCAACTTATGAATCTATCAAATATAAATTTTCAGGCACTGCTGTGACAGGAGTAATGCAAGAATCAGAAAATTTAAATGATGTTGCTGCAAAGGACACATCTAGAAGTAATTTAGGTGTTGCTATTGGTAGTGATGTACAAGCTTTTGTTTCTGCAACAGCAGGTACAAACGTTAATGGAAACAGAACTGTAAGTACAAATGCACCAAGTGGTGGGTCCGATGGAGATATTTGGTACAAATATACATAATGCCTTATGCCAATTTATGTTAAAGACGGTGGTACTTTTCGTGAGATAAGCTCTAATGCTGGCTCACAACTTTATGTGAGAGATGCTACTTCATTTACAAACAAAACAATTGTTAATACTTATATAAAAGACGGCGGAGTATGGCGTACGGTCTTTACTTTATTTGATACACCTACAAGTTTTACAACAGCAGGTGCAGGTACAACAAATTTTTCTGTTCCTGCCAATGCTAACGCTATTCACATAAAGCAAGCAGTTGGTGGAGGCGGCGGTGGATATACAGGAGCTTCCTATGATAAAGTAGGTGGTGAATCTTCTGGGCCAGGTGGTGGATCAGGAGCTTATATTTCTGACCGAGTATACACTGTTACAGGTGGAGAAACTCTTACTGCTGTAGTAGGAACGGGCGGCTCTAAAGGAACGGGCGCTTACAATGGTTCATCAGGCGCAGGATCATTAACAAGTTTAACTGGTGCAAACACAGGTTCAATTTTTTCTTTAGCAGGCGGAGGCGCTTCTTCTGTATCAGGAGGTAGTGTTCAAGGACAACTACGTTCTAATACACCAGGTACAGGTGGAACTGCAACAGCGGGAACTTCTTTATCTTCTGGAACTACAATAGACGGAGACAATATTACATCATTTACAAGTGGACCTACAAGCACTTTCAATGATTCAGGTAATGGAGCTACAGGTGGCAATAATGGTAACTGTAGTGGGGACAACTGTCAAATAAATGGTAGTGATGGTGCTGACTCTTATAGTGGTTTAGCAGGAACAGGTGGTGATGGTGGATTAGTTAACACCCCATCTACAACTGGAACTCAAGGTGGAGGTGGAGCAGGTGGTGGAGCTGAAAACTATGGCTCAGGAACAGGTGGTTCTGCAGGTGGTGCCGGTGAAATATTATTTAGATTTATAAGGATTGCATAATGCCTCTTACTAAAATAGAATTTGCTCCAGGAATAGATAAACAAAACACTGAATATGGTGCAGAAGGTCGTTGGACTGATTCAGATTTAGTACGTTTTAGATATGGATTACCAGATAAGATTGGTGGTTGGGTTAAATTAATTCAACAAACTTTGGTTGGTGTTGTAAGAGATATGCATGCCTGGTCCGATCTTAATGGTATACGATACATGGCCCTTGGCACAGACAGAAAATTATACGTTTATTCTGAAGGAACTGCTTATGATATTACTCCTGTTAGAGCAACGCAAGCAGGACTAAGTAATCCTTTTGCAACGGTGTCTGGTAGTGCAACTATTACAGTAACAGACGCAGCTCATGGAGCTTTAGCAGGTGACTTTGTTACGTTTAGTGGAGCATCTGCCACAGCTGGTTTAGATATGAATAAAGAATTTGAAATATCAACTTACGTTGATGCTAATACTTATTCAATAACTTACACAGGAAGCACGGCTAATGCTACAGGAAATGGAGGAGGAACAGTTACAGCAACTTATGATATAAGCACTGGTTTATCAGCTTCTGCATATGGTTATGGATGGGGAACAGGAGATTGGAATGATGGAACATGGAACACACCTCGTTCAACATCTACTGTTAAAATTGATGGTAGACAATGGTCTTTTGATAATTTTGGTGAAGATTTATTAGCCACAGTTAGTGAAGGTGGAACATTTAGATGGGACACTTCTGTTGGATTTGGTACACCAGCTGCTATTGTTACACAGGCTCCAACAAACTCTAGATTTAATTTAGTATCTCCCGTTGATAGACATGTATTATTATTTGGTACTGAAACAATTATAGGAACTTCTTCTAGTGCAGATCCTTTGTTCTTACGTTTTTCTTCTCAAGAAGATTTTCAAACATGGGTTCCTACTGCAACAAACACAGCTGGGTCATTTAGAATTCAAGATGGTTCTAAAATTATGGCAGCAGCAAGATCTAGGGGAGCAATATTAGTGTGGACTGATACATCTTTACATGCACTACAATTTGTAGGACCACCTTTTACATTTTCATTAAATCAAGTAGGTGCTAACTGCGGAGCTGTATCAAATCATTGTGTTAAAGATGTTAATGGTATTACTTATTGGATGTCTCAAAACTCCTTCTATATGTTTGACGGTGCAGTTAAAAAATTACCTTGTAGTGTGCAAGATTATGTATTTAGTGATTTTAATATTACCACTCAACCAGAAACATTCTGTGGTCTTAATTCAGAAAAAAATGAAATAACTTGGTTTTATTGTAGTCTTAATGCTCAACAAATAGATAGATATGTTACTCTTAATTATCTAGAAGGTTCTTGGTCTATTGGAAGTATGGCAAGAACATCATGGGTTGATTATGGAGTATATGAAAATCCTTATGCAACAGAATATTCTTCTACAGCTACGGCTACAACTCCTAATATATTAGGATTAACTCCAGGAGCTTCTACATTTTATATACAAGAATCTGGATTTGATGCTGATGGCCAAGCAATGACAGCTTTTGTTACATCAGGTGATTTTGATATACAAGATGGTCAACAACTTTTACATATTGGTAGAGGCATACCTGATTTTCAAAACTTAGCAGGTTCGGTAGATTTATCTTTAACATTTAAAACTTATCCTTCTTCAAGTACATCAATAACGAAAACTTCTACCGTATCGACAACTACAACAAAATTTGATATAAGAGGCCGAGGCAGACAAGGACAGTTAAAAATAGAAAGTGACGCTATT